GCTCGACCCGCACGAACTGACCGCAGTGCTGCGGCGGCAGTTCCGCGTCCACGGTGCCGACCCGAAGGCGGCCGAGAAGCAGGCCGGCATATTCGCCCCGGTGCTGATTGAGACCCTGGCCGCTGAGTTCCGGGCACTAGCGGCGGAACTCCACTACTGGTGAGCGTCGCCGCACCGGAGCGGTCTGAGCACCGTTACGGGCCGGCGGGCAGCGCCCGGGAACTGTTCGCCAGCAGGCAGCCCGAAGTCCTGCTGTCCGGCCCGGCTGGCACTGGCAAGAGCCGGGCCTGCCTTGAGAAACTGCACGCAATGTGCCTGCTCAACCCGGGTATGCGGGCGGCGCTGCTGCGGAAGACAGCCGTATCGCTCGGCTCGACGGCGCTGGTCACTTACCGTGAGCACGTCGCGGCGGAGGCGATCGCGTCGGGCGAGGTGCGATGGTTCGGCGGCAGCGCGCAGGAAGCAGCGAGCTACCGCTACGGCAACGGCTCTGTGATCGTCGTAGGCGGGATGGACAAGGCGACCAGGATCATGTCCAGCGAGTACGACATCGCTTACGTCCAGGAAGCGACCGAGCTCACCGAGGACGACTGGGAAGCGATCACGACCCGGCTGCGTCACGGCGTCGTGTCGTTCCAGCAGATCATCGCGGACTGCAACCCGGACGCCCCCCATCACTGGCTGAAACAGCGGTGTGACCGTGGCGCGACCCGGCTGATCTACTGCCGGCACGAGGACAACCCGCGGCTCTATGACCCGGAGACGGACACCTGGTCACCCGAAGGTGCCGCCTACATATCCAAGCTCGACGCGCTGACCGGGGTCCGCTACGAACGGCTGCGGGGCGGGAAGTGGGCAGCGGCGGAAGGGTTGGTGTTCGATACGTTTGACCCGTCTGTCCACCTGCACAAGCCGATCATCCACCCGCCCGACTCGTGGACCCGTTACTGGTCGGTGGACTTCGGCTTCACGAACCCGTTCGTCTGGCAGTCGTGGGCTGAGGACCCGGACGGCCGGCTGTACCTGTACCGGGAGATCTACCGCACGCAGACGCTCGTGGAAGATCACGCCAGGGCGATCATCGCGGCCACGCGGACGCAGAAGGGCAAGGAACCCGCGCCCCGCGAGATCATCTGCGACCACGACGCCGAAGGCCGGGCGACGCTTGAGCGCGTGCTCGGCCTGTCCACCGTGGCGGCCCACAAGTCGGTGCTCGAAGGCATCGAGGCGGTGAAGGCGCGGCTCAAGGTGGCGGGGGATGGGAAGCCGCGGCTGTTCATCTGCCGTGACGCGCTGGTCGAGCGTGACCGGGCGCTCGCCGAGGCCAAGCGGCCTGTCTGCACGCAGGATGAAGTCCTCGAATACATCTGGGACGACAAGGCGAAGAAGGAACAGCCGCGCAAGGAAAATGATCATGGTTGTGACGCGATGAGGTATCTGGTCGCCGGCGTCGATCTGGTCGGCCGGCCCCGCGTCCGCTTCCTGCGCTAGACCACTGCCGCGCAGCCACTAGACCAATCCACCGTTCTGCCTGCTCACGTTGCCCGTGAGTTGTAGACCAATGGTTTAGACCACTGCTACCCTCTGCTCAGCATCCCCGCTAGCACCGGGCGGCACCTTGTCTGTCAGCGTCACCGTCGAGCGCACTGGACGTATCCCGTCCCAGCGTTCCGGCCGGCTCAAGGCCAGGGCACGCCAGGCCAGGCGGGCAGTCACGGCCATCGCCGCAGCGGCAGTCAAGCCGCACCGCGCCTCACTCAAGCGCCTCGCTGACATCCCGCTCACTGTCGTCGGTGCCGGGTTCGCCGACTTCGCCGCGTTCCACGTCGGCCACGGCTGGGGATGGCTCGCCACCGCCGCATCACTCATCGTCGTCGAGCACCTGATCGCAGACCCCGAGTGAAGTCAGGGCTGCGCAGGATCGCCAACGCCACGAGCGGGCCACCCGTCCCGCTCGCCAGCAACGGGTTCCGGCGCGGCATGTCCTACAACCTCGGTGGCGGCGGCGGCAGCAAAGAAGCGAACCTGCGGAGCTACACGCAGTCCGGGACCGTGTTCGCGATCGTCTCCCTGCTGGCGCAGGCCACCGCTGGCGCACAGTGGCACCTGTATAAGAAGCAGCCGCAAGACGGGCGCCGCAGGTACACGACCGGCGACAAGGGCAGCGACCAGCGCGTGGAAGTCATCCAGCACGCCGCGCTGTCACTGTGGAACAGCCCGAACGACTTCCACTCCGGGTTCGAGTTCCGCGAAGGCTGCAACCAGCATGAGGAACTGGCCGGCGAGACGTTCTGGGTGCTCAACCGTGCGGGCACGAGCTTCCCGACGTCGATGTGGTACGTCCGGCCCGACCGGATGCAGCCCGTGCCGTCACCTGACGACTACCTGCAGGGCTGGATTTACACCGGGCCGAACGGTGAGCAGGTCCCGCTGCAGCTGAACGAGGTGATCTGCGAGAAGCTGCCCGACCCGCTCGACCCGTTCCGCGGCACCGGGCCGGTCGCGTCGATCATGTCGAATATCCAGCAGCAGAAGTACGCCACCGACTACCAGCGGAACCTGTTCCTCAACGGCGCCGACCCGGGCGGCATCATCCAGGTCGATAAGCGGCTGTCAGATGCCGAGTGGGACGAGTTCACCGACCGCTGGCGCGAGTCTCACCAGGGCGTTGCCCGTGCTGGCCGCGTCGGGATCCTCGAGAACGGCGCGTCGTGGATCGGCGCCGGCCTGTCGAACAAGGATCTTGAATACGGGAATCTGCGCCTCGCCAACCGTGACGAGCTGCGCGAGGCGTGGCGGATGCACAAGTCGATGCTCGGCACTTCCGACGACGTGAACCGGGCCAACGCGCAGACGGCCGAGGAAGTGTTCGTGTCGTGGCAGTCCACCCCGCGGCTTGACCGGCGCAAGGACACGCTGAATTGCAAGCTGCTGCCGATGTACTACCCGGCCGGCGCGACGGTCCCGGTCGAGTTCGACTATGACGACCCGTCGCCGGACAACCGTGAGGCCGATAACGACGAGCTGGCAACGAAGTCCACGGCGGCTGTCGCGCTGATCGGCGCCGGGTTCGACCCGTCCGACGTGCTGGAAGTGGTCGGCCTGCCGGACATGGACGTGGTGGAGAAGGCCACGCAGGCGCCGGCGCTGCCGCCCGGCTGGGTGCCCGAACTACCTGCCGCGCCTGCTGGCCCTGCTGCACCTGCTGACCCTGACGCGCCTGCTGCGCCGTCTGGCCCGGACAGCACGACCCTGACCGCGCTCGCCCGCGTCCTGGACGCCGGCAAGCACGGCGGCGGTGCGCGCAAGCAAGGCAAAAAGAAGAAGAAGGCTAAGCCGGCACCGGAGACACGGCCAGGCAAGGAATGGGTGGCCGATTCCGGCGCCTGCGACACCTGCCAGGCCAACGCGGCAGACGGGCAGATCGCGACCGGCGACCTGTTCACGGGCGGGGTGGTGGCACCGCCGCAGCATCCCCACTGCGTCTGCCGCCTCAACGACGTTGACGTGCCCGCTAACCAGTCCGGCACGGACATGGCCGCACTACTGCGGCGCGTGCTCACAGACGGATACGTGCCCGTACAGACCGGGAGGCGCTGAATGCAGCACGGAGCAAGGCCACTGCGGTCCACGCGGCGGCTGTCCAACCTGACGGGGCAGCGTCCCGGCTGGTATCACATCGCCAACGCGGCTGGTCCTGGCCTCCCGGCGCAGGTCAGCATCTATGACGAGATCGGGTTCTTCGGCGTCTCCGCCGGCGACTTCATGGCCGAGCTCAAGGGCGTATCGGGTGACATCGAACTGCACCTGAACTCGCCCGGCGGCGACGTGTTCGACGGCATCGCGATCTTCAACCAGCTCAAGCAGCGGAAGGGCGACGTTCACGTCATCGTGGACGGCCTCGCCGCCTCTGCTGCGTCGTTCATCGCGCAGGCAGCGAGCCCCGGCCAGCTGGAAGTCGCGCCGCATTCGCAGATGATGATTCACAACGGGTTCAGCATGGCCATCGGTGATGCTGCGGACCTGCGGACGACCGCTGACCTGCTCGACAAGATCACGAACGAGATCGCGTCGATCTACGCGGAGCGCAGCGGTAAGCCCGTGGCCTACTGGCTGGGCCAGATGGCCGCTGAGACCTGGTACAGCGACGCTGAGGCGGTCGCTGACGGGCTGGCCGACAACATCCACGGGCAGGGCACCCCGGCGAACGCCTGGGACCTGTCCGTGTACGCCAAGGCTGCGCCCGAGGGAGCGGACGCTGCCAGCGACGGCGACGACGCGCCCGACTGCCCGACGTGCAAGGGGTCGGGCAAGATCCGCGACGGTCATGTGAAGTGTCCCGCCTGCGGCGGCACCGGCAAGGCGGACCCGAAGGACCCGGACGCCGACCCGGCGCCTGCTGACGCTGCCGACGTGCAGGTCACGAACGCGGCCGACCCGTCGCAGGCGAAGCCGCTCGGCGACCAGGGCTGGGTTCAGGACCCGGACGGCAAGGTCAGGTTCGACCCGGACGGCGACGGCGACGACGACTCGACGGCAGCGGGCGACACGGACCACGACTACTTCGATGCGGACGGCAAGCAGATCAAGCCGATCCCGCCGAAGCCTGCCGCGTCGAACCTCGCCGGGATGTGGCCTGTGCTCGCCGGCAGTGTGGATAACAGCGAGTGGGACGGCGGGAAGGCGATGGCCAACGGTGCCGCGTCCGACGACCCGGCGAAGTTCTACGCGGGCATCTGCGCGGGCCGGAAGGCTGGCGACGCTTCCACGCAGGAGGCGTGGGCGCTGCCGTACAAATACCACCCGGGCGACGCCGTGAACGCGGCAGGCGTGAAGAACGCGCTGTCCAGGCTGCCGCAGGCCAAGGGCCTCACGAACGCCGATGAGGCGAAGGCCACGCTTGAGAAGGCCATGCGGGCTGTCAACCCGGACTATGACCCCGACGCGCTCGCCGACCCGGCGCTGCTCGCCGGCGTGTTCACCGTGCCCGATGCCGACGTGGACGACAGCGCATGGAACCCGCAGGCCGCGCTCGCGCTCGCCGCGTCGTCCCGTGACCCGGCTGCGTTCTACGCCGGCATCTGCGCCGGGCGCAGGCAGGGCGACCCGGCCACCGCGGAAGCGTGGGCACTGCCTTACAGGTACACCCCGGGCAGCCCGCCGAACGCTGCAGGCGTCCGTGAGGCGCTCGCCGACCTGCCGCTGGCAGGCAGCCTCGCCAACGCGGACGAGGCACGCAGCGTGCTCGACAAGGCCATGAAGGCCATCAACCCGGCTCACGAGCCAGACGACCAAATTGACCCCGAACTGCTGGTGGCAGCGTTCGCCTCGGCCCTGAAAGGAGCCGGTTCCAAGTGACGAAGATCATTGCCCCGTCCGACCCTGACGGGCTGCGCGAAGTCCTCAGCGACCCGACCAAGCTGAAGGAGTATTTCAGCGCGGAAGGCGTCGCCAACGGCAGCGCCCGGGACCTGATGGACTCCTACGCGGCGACGTGGGCGAAGGCTCACCCCGGCGCGGTCGGCGACATCCGCGACCAGGTGCAGTCAGCGCTGTTCGACATGATCCGCGACAATGGCGGCGGCAAGCGGCCCGCAGTGGACCTGTCCAACTCGCTGAGTTTCCAGGGCGGCCGGCCGGTCCTGGCTGGCGACGGTTCCGCCGCGATCAGCAAGGGCAAGGGCACCGTCTACAACCGGGCTGCCCCGGGTGCGGCGTTCGAGAACGCCTACCGGCCCGAGGACAGGTTCACGAGCATCGGCGAGTACTGCCAGGCCATCCGTGAGGAAGCCCGGCCGACCAGCCACGCGCAGCGGAAGTCGCTGCTGCAGAAGCTCGACAACGTGCGGTCGTTCCAGAACTCGTTCGGCTCAGAGGACCCCGGCGCGGGTGGCTTCCTGATTCCCGAGATCATGCGGTCGGACCTGCTGCAGCTGGCTCTCGAGGATTCGATCGTCCGGCAGCGGGCGACGGTCATCCCGATGAGCACGCTCCGGGTGCCGATCCCGACCGTGGACGACACGAGCCACGTCTCGACCCTGTTCGGCGGGGTGCAGTTCTACTGGGCCGAGGAGTCGGCCAGCCTCACCGAGTCGCAGGCCACGTTCGGCAAGGTCGTGCTCGACGCGAAGAAGCTCACCGGGTTCTTCAAGGTCCCGAACGAGCTGCTCGCCGACGCGCCCGCGTTCAGCGGATGGTTCGACACCCGCATCCCCGCGGGCCTCGCCTGGTCCGAGGACGTCGCGTTCATGACCGAGACCGGCGCGGGCACCCCGCAGGGCTTCATCAACAGCCCGGCGTCCGTGTCGGTGACGAAGCAGTCCGGGCAGACCGCCGCGACGATCGTCTGGGAGAACATCGTCGCGATGTACGCCCGGATGCTGCCGACCTCGCTCAAGTCCGCCGTGTGGATCTGCGCGATCGACGCATTCCCGCAGCTCGCCACGATGGCGCTGTCTGTGGGCACTGGCGGCGGGCCGGTGTGGATCGGCGGCTACGGCAACACCAGCGG